TACGTGCTGCTGTCTTGATACCAAGTAGTTCTGCAAATCTTTCATTTTCTTCTCTCACACACTTTGCTGCTTCTTTCATGTCAAGCTTCAAAACAGCACCAGAAGCAATACCAGTCATAGAAACACCTAGTAGTGCGTCTTTTTCTGTTGTTCTGCGCCAGATGTCACGAAGATAGTGGAAGTCTGTATAACTTGCTTGGAGAGTGCCGATAAAAGCAGCAGCCCTTACACGCTCATTTAGGTCTTCTTGGTCTTCAACGTTGGAAACATTGACTTCTGTAAGATTACAGAACTGGTATGGACGTAAACCAATCTCACAACAAGGGTTGGTTCCCCAGTCTTTATCATTTGAGAAATAAAAACCTGGCTCACCTGCGCCAGAAGCCTTTACTCTGTCCCAAAGGTCCATAAAATATTCTTTATCAATCTTGTGGCGGAGTAGTACAACAGAGTTATTGGCTCGACCTCGTTGTGGATTGGTTTCCCACCAGTTTCCTGTTTTTGCAGCAATCATGTCCTCGTCATCTGCCGAGAACAATGAAATAAGAGCAGCCCTGCGGATACCACCTGCCAGTACAGCGTCAGCTATATGACAAATCATATCGTGTACTTCGATTGGCGTTAGTCTATCTCCATTTTCCTTCTGCGAGAGCATTCCCTCTAGTTTGACCAAGCATTCACGAAGCGGCTGTGGTCCTGGAGCCTTACCTCCAGAAGTAATGAGAGCAGCACCCTTTGGGCGTATATCTGTAAAGTCAAAACGAAGGCGTGAACCACCCTGAAAATAAGAGCGTACAAGGGCTTTTACTGCGTCAGCCCAGCCTTCAATAGAGTCAGTAACAAGAAAGCGACGTGTTCTATTCATGTTTGGTCTTTGAATTTCTGGTAGTTTCTCAACGTGGTGCTTTTGTACTGAGTAACCTACACCTGTTCCGCCGAGGAGAAGAAACATTGCTTCCCCAAAGCATCGCCAGTCGTCTGCTGGCATAAAAGCACAGTTGAAAATGCGGTTTGGTGCCACTTCGATAGGTTTTCCACCGAACTGCATTGAGCGCATAGAAGGAAGAACCTTTTTGTCGTAAACTTGCTTGTAAGCCTTCCTAATTTGTAGTTCCATCTCTGGGAACTTTTTGATGTGCATGTCCATGTTTCGAGTAACTAACTCTTCCCATGTTTCCCTTCTCTTTTCGTCCTCCAAGTATCTTGCATACTTCATGTGGACTGTGATTTCTGATAAAATTTGATTCGATAATTCCATTTATTTGCTATCTCCTTTCTTAAACTCTTTATATCGCTCACGAAGATTATTCATTTTTGTTTCTTCGCTTTTTTGTATTATGTCATTCACTGTTTCACCTGTTTTTGGCAAAACTTTTATGCAAACATTACTCGTATCCATGAAAATAGGGTAAACGAGTCCATCAGGTCCATTTCTGTTTTTTGCAACAAAGATGCGACCTTGGTTTGTGTTTTTATCTTCCACAGTTCTCGACACTGTAAAGATAAAATCTGCTACAAAGCACTTATTGAACGCCTCGGAGATTGATTCCATGGTAATCACCTCAGCGTTTATTCCAGATCTGTTAGTTTGCGATGCAGTCCAGACGGGACATTCGCATATTTGAGCTATTCCTCTAAGCTCTTCGTAAATAGTTTCGAGTTGATGTCTTTTCTCATCTTTTCGGCTATTTTCTGGTTTGATTAGGTCTCCGTAGTCCACAATGATCATATCTGGGACGAAATCTCGGCGTTTTAGCTTCTCAATGTGATTTTTGATTGTTTGGATACTAGCGCTTCTTGTGGGATACTCTTTGATAATCAGCTTACCCTCAATCTCCCGAATTTCATCATAGATTTTCTCTTTGAAAACGGCTAGGTTTTTTAATTCAACACCAGTAATAGCAGCATCGTAGCGACCACCCACCACAGTATCTGCAAGCTCAAGAGTGTAATGAAGAACATTTTTGCCAGCCTTGACTGCTTGTGCTCCAAGATGCACAAGTACCATAGACTTACCTGCTCCAGTGGGCGCAACCACAACACCAAGCTCGCCTTTACCAAGACCGCCTTTAGAAATCTCATCAATATCCCTCCAACCAGTTGTGACTGGATCTCTTGCTTTTTTCACAAAACGAGCTTCAAAGTCCGCCATGTAATCATAACCAAGTGTGTTATCTGAGCCGAGTTTGAGTGCGTCATCAATAACTTTGGAAACAGCATCAAAAGACGAAGATTTAATTAGCTCGACTGACTTGATGAGTGCTTCTTTGAGTTTTTGCTTTTTACAAAAGTCAAGCGCAGTGTCCTTAATAAAGTCTGCACCTTGCGGAACCTCACCATTAGCCAAGACACGAGCGTAGTATTCACGGATTCGTGTTTTGACTGATTCTGGCTCACCATCCAAACCTGTTCGAATGATGGACAGCATGATATTAGATGTGGGGTGGACTCCATACTTTTTTCTGTATTCCTGTATTTTGCTTACAAACACCCTCAAGTGTTTCAGTTCCAAAAAGTTTAGATCCAAAACCTCAAACATTTGGTCTGCGAAAGTCCTATCATTTAAGATAAGATGACACAGGTCCTCCTGAAAGGTTTTTCCAAACTTGGAAAAGCTCTTTTTCTCTTGTTCCATTACTCTCCCTTTGTATTTATATTATAATACCACGTTTTATTGGGAAAAGGAAGTGATAATATGGTTAAATCTTTGTTCCAAATCTGTGGTGGTCACAGTGAGAACTCCATCTTGGAGCATTAGTTTTCTTACTTCCGTTTGATTGTAGTGGGGCTGATATTCTTCAAACGTATTGTCGATCCCTTGTTTAGCTTGTATTGAAAGCATGGGCGAAGATAGCTGCATAATGTCATAATTACTTTTTATTAACTCCTTGTGTTCTTTGATGTTGGAAAATAACTTTTGCTTATTCTCTGGTTTCTCGCATTCTGCGAGTACGTCATCTAAATAGTATGTCTTTTCCTCTTTAAGAAAAGAAAATCGTTTCGCTACCGTTTCCATACCCACTCTTGGGACTCCAGGTAAGTTATCAGAGGAGTCCCCAACAATAGCTCTGGCAAGAGCAAAATTCGTTGGATGAATACCAAACTTTTCCACAACATTGTTTTTGTTGAGATACTCTTTTTGAATCGGGCGATGAAGAATAGTCTTATCATCCAGTAGTTGAATAAAGTCTTTATCCGCTGAAACAATAACTTTTTGCCACTCTGCAAACATAGGCGTATTCTTTACATACGAAATAACATCGTCAGCTTCAACAAGTGGCTCCATAAACTGAATAACTGGTGTTTGGTTGAAATACTCGATAACTCGCATTTGTTGCCAAACTTTGTTATCAGTTACTTCTTCTTCCACCATACCTACTTGAGACCAGTTAGTTCTAGGTGGCTTACGACCTCCCTTGTAGTCTTTATTCATTGAACGTCGCTTTTTACTTCCACCTTTACCATCCCACACCAAAACAATCAAGTCAGGTTTGACCTCTCTTGTTAGCTTGTTTAGAATGTTGATAAAAGTGCGAATACCACCGATAGGAGACCCGTTTGGGTTTTTGCTAGGGTCTACTATGTATCCACGGATAAACTGGTTGTAAGCGTCTACTATCATCGCTCTTTTCATTTTAATCTCTCTTCCATTTGTGTAGTGCTAGTCCAATAATTAACATACCAATAGCGCTGTAAATAAAGCTAGAATCACTTAATATTCCTTCGAACATATTCTTTCCTCCTTTAGAAAATAAAAAAGCCCGCCATAGAGGCGGGCTGTGTTGATCATTCCTCAGACGGGGTTTCGTCTGGATCGTAAAAATCAGCAGCATTGCCTTCTCTATTACTGAACTTCATAATAACATCTTCGTCCATAATTGTCAAGACACTTTCTCTGAATTTTTCATCCTGAAGTTTGTCTACCCACTGCTTGCGCTGGAACTTTTCTTTGGACCCGTCATTGTGAACCAAAGTGAACCAAGCACCAGACTGCTCTAAACGCTCAGAGATCTGGATAGCGTCAAACCAACTTTCTTCATCTTGGACTCCGACCGCTTCGTCACCCCAAAGGATTTTGAAGTTACAAGTGCGACCTGCTGTACCAAAACGAGACTTCTCTAACTTAACCTTTACCTCTGAACCGATACGGAATCCATTATCGTCATTGATAAAGCTTGCCTTTGCTCTCCTACCAGTAAGCCAGATACGAAGAGAGTAAGAGTAAGGGAGTGCCTTACCGCCAGGAGTCACATAAGGCTCCGTTAGAGCTGCTGCTGGTGTTT